CAGATTTTTAAAAAGCACCATAAAGGTAGCTTCACAAAAAGTATATATAAATTTATACAATCCATTTGCAAGAAAGATGATAGTCCCCATGTTCCACATAGTGGGAATTATCGCAAGTACATAAATCAAATACTTAATTATAAGAACACTATACTTTATTCTAAGATAGTAGATGGTTTATCTATGTGTATCGCCTTTGGATTTATAGATCCTATAAATATTACAGTTAAAAATTTAAAATTATTTAGTGTTAATGCGTATCAAGTTGGAGAAAATTGCACAGATTTTATAACTTATTTGCTTGAGTTGTTATTGTACTTTTTCGACACTGGTATGCATATCTTTACGGGAAACTTTGAGCGTCTATTTGACACAACTGAGTTGGGTAAAATTGACGAAAATATGGTACACCTACAAACGTACATAAATAGCGTACAAATAGGTACATATAAAAAGGAGACTGGTAAGGATATTCAGGAATATCATGCCATGCTTATGGAAACTATTGAATCTTTAAAATTGTTGTCTTCTACCATAACCGACAAAACTTATAGGAGCTTAGTGTTAACCAAGTTGTCACTGGCATATAAGTTGTTAGTTAACTTTGACCAGTCTAAACCACTTAGCGGGCTAAGACAAGCTCCATTTAGTATGTGCTTTTTTGGACAGAGCTCGGTGGGCAAGTCATGCGTTGCAAAGATGATTATGACTAATGTATTGAATTTTAATGGTAAACCGTGTGATGATAGTCATATATGCACTATTCAACCCACAGATAAATTTTATTCTACTTACAAAGCTAACGTTACGGGTGTTATAGTTGATGATTTATGTAATACTAGATCAGAAAAAGCAGTGGTTGACCCAGCCTCGCTTTTGATTAGCATTATAAATAATATCCCTTATTACGCACCAAAAGCCGATACTAAGGAGAAAGGACGTATAGATGTTACTCCAAGTGTAGTTGCTGTAACTACTAACGTAAAAACATTAGAAGCACACATTTGGTCTAATGAACCTATATCTGTAGTACGACGTTTGAAGTATCATATCGAGGTTTTCGTTAAGGATCAATATTGCACCAATAGAGGTTTTGATAGTTCCAAAGTGGACGACGAGCAAATTGTTAATTTACG